TTGAATCATGAAAAGAAGGTCAACAAAGACCCTAGAGCCGCATATGGTGCTATGCAAGAGCAGATGGCTGACATCATTCGGGCATTCCGTGACATCCCAGGCCGTCATGTCCTTATGACCGCCAAGTTGGAAAAGACTCAGGATGAAATGGGGCGGGTGCTGTATAGCCCGTCCATGCCAGGCAATAAAACAGGCCAAGCACTGCCTTACTTCTTTGACGAAGTTCTGGCGCTGCGGGTTGAAAAAGATGCCGAGGGGAATACCCAACGCGCCCTGATGTGCGACTCTGATGGCCTGTGGTTGGCAAAGGATCGCAGTGGCAAGCTGGGTGCATGGGAAGCGCCAGACTTGGGCGAGATTATTGCAAAGATTGGGGATGTAGCATGAAAATCAAAACAAAAATCCATATTTACTTTTCTAAGTATTCATGGGAACCAAAAGGCGAATACCTTGTTCTTTACGTAAAGATAGAGGAAGCTGAACACCAGACTTATGTGTGTTCGCAAGAGATTGAAATTGAAATTCCAGAAGACTTTGACCCTCGGGCGCAGCAAATCGCTGCTTTAGAGGCAAAGAAAATCAAAACAATGGCTGATTACCAAAAGTCAGTTACCGAGATTAACGAACGCATTAGTAAATTGACTGCACTGGAGTACACAGAATGACTTTATATCAACGCTGGCTTGATGCCAAAAAATTGGAAGTTGCTGCGGTAGCTGAGCGCCGCGAACTTGAAGATTTGATTAGCAAAGAACTTGCAGTTCCTAAAGATTTGGATAGCACACTTCATTGCGAGGCTGAAGGTTACAAAATCAAGTTGGAAGGCCGTATCAATAAAAAGATTGACGCTGACAAGCTGCAAATGCTTGCTGCTGAAGCTGGCTTGTCTGAACATCTATCCAGCCTTTTCCGCTGGAAACCAGAGATCAATGCAAAAGTTTGGAATGCGGCTGCTGAAGTCGTGACCGGCCCTTTGCTTGGTGCTATTACGTCCACCCCTGGACGCCCCACTTTCACAATTACTAAGGAATAATCATGGCTTTTTTAGACGAAGAATTTAGCGTAGACACGCTGCCCGTTGGCAACAACAATTTTGAACCACTTCCAGAGGGTTGGTATAACGCCACCATCACGGGTGCTGAGGTCAAAGAAACTAAAGCGGGTGATGGCAAGTACATCGCCTGCAAGTACACCATAACTGGCCCGAGCCATCAGGGGCGCGTGGTGTTTGGAAACCTGAACATCAAGAACGCCAGCACAAAGGCCGAGGAGATCGGACGCCAGCAGCTAGGTGAAATCATGCGAGCCATTGGCTTAGCGAAGGTGTCTGACACTGACCAATTGATTGGTGGCAATCTTTGCATCAAGTTGACCGTGCGAACGGGTGAATACAGCGGCAATGAGATTAAAGGGTTCAAAGCCTTGGGCGGTGCTGCACCTGTTGCTCCTGCATCTTTTAAATCTCAAGTTTCAAGTGCTGCACCACTTAAGGCTGCACCACCTTGGGCAACAAAAAGATAATGATGTAACATGGCGCAACCCACTAGTGCTACCAACACTAGTGGGCTACTTCACAAACCATCGTTATAGGGGAACGACAGTATGAGCACATCAAATCTTACAGTACAGCAACTTTGTGAATTGTTGCATTACGACAGTCAGACTGGCGATTTCACATGGATTGTCAGCCGTGGCAATCAGTTTACCAAGCCAGGAATGAAGGCTGGTTTCAAGGATACATATGGGCATATGGGAATTGAGATCAACGGTAAACGCTACTTGTCTCACAGATTAGCGTGGTTATATGTGCATAAGAAATGGCCAGATCATCAAATTGACCATATCAACAGAGTGCGCGACGACAACCGCATTGACAATTTGCGAGATGTGCTTGGAATAGTTAATTTGAACAACAAAGGCAATTACCGCAACAGTACAACAGGCTTTAAAGGCGTCACTATTAAAAATGGGCGTTTTATTGCACAGATTACCGTGAATGGTAAATGCAAATATCTTGGCAGTTTTGACACGGCAGAGAAAGCTAGTCAAGCATATCAAAACACCCAAAAAAAAGACCCCGCTTTTTAACGGCGGGGTCAACTACTCAACAGGAGAGAAACCATGAAGATTCCCGAGCCAGAGGTTACCATAACTTCACTTATTGATAAAGCCCATGAGGCACGGTTAGAGAAGCCCCGCGCCCACATGGGCTGTTCTACGCTAGGCCATCACTGCGAACGTTGGATGTGGTTGAGCTTTCGGTGGGCAGTGCAAGAACAATTTAAGGGCCGCATCCTGCGACTGTTTCGCCGTGGCAACAATGAGGAAGCCACGATTGTCAGCGACCTGCGGGCCATTGGCATGAGCGTGACGGGCACCCAGCGCAAGGTGGACTTTGGTAGCCATGTGTCTGGCAGTCTGGACGGCATCGGCAAGGGGGTGCCTGGGGCAATCAAGACTGAACACGTTTTGGAATTCAAAACCCACAGTCTCAAGTCGTTCAACGACCTAGAGAAAAATGGCGTAGCCAAGAGTAAGCCAATGCACTTTACTCAGTGCCAAGTGTATATGCACGGCACCGAGTTGAAACGGGCTTTATATGTGGCTATCTGCAAGGACGATGACCGCATCTATACCGAGCGCCTAGAGTATGACAAAGATCATGCGGTGAAGGCTATTGAAAAGGGCCAGAGGTTGGCGCTGACAGACCGTTTGCCACCACCGATTAGCACCGACCCGACATGGTTTGAATGCAAGATGTGTGCGGCGCATGACTTTTGTCACGGTAGCAAGACCACCAAGCAGGTCAATTGCCGAACGTGCGCCCACTTGACGCCATTGTCCGATTCAACGTGGCACTGCGCCAAATGGGATGCTGTTGTACCGACTGACGCGCAGTATATTGGCTGCGAAAGCCATGTATTGCACCCTGACCTTGTGCCGTGGAAGCGTTTAGAAGGCCCAAGCGATTGGGTTGCAGTCTATGAGATAAATGGCCTTGGTTTGGCTAATGGTGAGCCAGGTGAGGGCGTGTACGGTAGCAAGGAATTGCTTGCTAATGCCAAGGCTTGCAGTGACCCTGCGGTGAACAAGATCAGGGCTGAGTGGGACGGGAGGGTTGTGTGATGAACCCCCAAATTCCAACAAAGCCGTGCGTTGTATGCGGCGTTAAAACAAACGAAACACAATCCATCATTGGAATTGCACACTACAAATGTTTTGCAAAACCGGAACCACCAAAACCAATTTGCGATAAGTTGGCGGTGTGTCAATTAAAGATGTCGCCAAGTTGCCCTGTCGGTGTATGTAGATTGGCGTTTCCTGCGAAGGTTACGGGCTGAAGTATAATATCAACATTCTCACAAAGTAAGGATGTTTATATTATGGGCAAGCCATCTATTGATATGACTGGGCAAAAATTTTACCGTTGGACTGTAACGTCTAAGGCTGAAAAGCCGGATGGCGCTAAACAATCAGGTAATTTTTGGAATTGTGTGTGTGAGTGCGGAACTCATCGCGTGGTGTATGGAACAACCATTCGTTTCGGTCATAGCAAATCTTGTGGTTGTTTAAAGTCTGAGGTTAACTCAACAACAATGAGGGCCATGCGCCTAAAACAATCTGGAACTATTGAAAAAAGATTTTTTAGTCGTTTTGTTAAAACCGAAAATGGATGCTGGCAATGGCGATCACATACAGATAAAGATGGCTATGGGGTTTTGCCGGGTGATTTAAAAAACACTAGAGCACACAGATTTTCTTTTGAATTTCATTGTGGGCCAATACCAAATGAAATGGTTGTTTGCCATAAATGCGATAACCCCGGATGCGTTAATCCAGAGCATCTATTCGTTGGGACAGTAAAAGATAACGCACAAGACGCTTTAAAAAAAGGACGCCATTATGTTGGTGAAAAAAATGGCAGGGCAAAAATTACTGACCAGCAAGCCAATGAAATTAAAACGTCAATAAAAAGTGGGCCTGAACTTGCTCAAATTTATGGCGTAACTAGATCAACAATTAATAGAATTAAAAGAGGTGAATCTTGTCACAAATGCAACTTAGAGAATATCAAACCAGATCATTGAGCATGGTTTATGATTGGATGGAAAGCAACACGGGCAATCCATGTGTTTCACTCCCCACGGGTAGCGGTAAAAGTGTAGTCATTGCTGAATTATGCAGACAAGCCGTAACCGAATGGCCGGAAACAAAAATTCTTATGCTTACCAGAAGCAAAGAATTAATTGAGCAAAATTACGCAAAATTGAGGGCAATTTGGCCCAATGCGCCCGTTGGAATTTACAGCGCCAGCGTGGGCAGAAAAGAATTAGGTGAGCCTATAACCATTGCGGGGCCATTGTCAATTATTAATACACTAGATCAAATTGGTCACATAGATTTGCTAATTTGCGACGAATGCCACGACATTTCTCACAAAGACGAAGGCAGCTATCGAAAAATTATCAGCAAACTATTGGAAATAA